TCGTAAGTCTTACCATTTCTATAGATCTTTATTTCTTGCTTTGTTTCCATATATCCTCCTTTTGGTTATGAAACTCTATTATCTCATCTGTTGCTTTGATGCCTAAAGCAGCAAACATAAGCAACATAATCAGACTCAATATTATAAATGTTATCATATTATCCTCATATTAAGATTATAATTGACATAATTATACAGAATATAACATATGCAACCATTAATCGTCTTTGGTTTTAAAGATACTTTTAATACCTTTGTATGCAATAAACATGCTACCTAGCTCAATAATTAATTTTGCGGCTAGTAGCACAAGAACAATACCTATTAACAAGTCCATTATTTGTCTCCTTTCTGTGTATACTTATACCAAGCTAATGATCTTCTAATATACTTTCTATATATCTCATCTTGGTTTAACTCTTTTGTAGTAGGTGTAATACCTATGTCGCTATATCTGAAGTCAAATACTAGCTGATTAGGCTTCTTTTCATGTATCTTATTCATTTGTAATTTCTCCTTTCTTGAATAAAAACAACAGTTTAATTCATATCCCATATTCAAATAATCAATGGATTTAGCCCAATGTTACTTGAACATAGGATACAAGGTGAGGTAATCCCCTCACAAGTGAGGGCGATTAGCGAACAAACCACATAAAACATTTACTTATTGATAGACAAATATAAATATATATGCATTTTGCGTAGCTCATAAGAGCTACAGCTGTGCAAAATGTGAGAAAGTTGTAAGAGCCAAAGCGACAGCTTTGACAACAGCAAAACAAGGGGTTTTAAATCAACCCCAAGCGAAATGTAGCAAAGTGAATAAAATAATAAAAGGGAGGTAGCTACAGCTCCCATACAAACAGGGGGGGTTTTCCCCTATAACAAGGAGATAATATGTACGCAGCACTAGCAAGATTTGGATATGGATTAGCAAAAAAAATTAGACCTTCCAAAATTAAAAAAGCATTGAAACCAGCTTATGATAAAGCTACTAAAAAAGCATTCACAGGAGCTAAAATGAGCTCTTTAGAAGACAAAGGCATAAAAGCCATACAAGGTGCCTCACAAAAGGCTTATAAGGGCTACAGAAAGGCCTATGGAGCAGCATTAGGTACTTCTACAAGAAGAAAGGTTACTTCATCAGCTTTAGGTGGATACACTATAGGACAGATGTTTGACGATCTATAATGGCTAAGCAGAAGTTTGTCCATTATGTACCAAGACCTAAGCCTCCAAAGCGAAAAGGTGTTCATAAAAAATCAAAAAATAAACACGAAAAACGTCAAATGAAATTGACAAGATACAAAGGACAAGGTAGATAATGAAAAATCCAATAAATATGTGGAAGTTTCCAATTAAAAAGCAATTAGAGCTTAGAAGGGAAATGAAAAAAAACTTCAAATCTAAAAAATTTAAGCAAAAAACTAAAATCTTAGAATATGCTAAGAAGTTTATATAAGGAGAAAGAATGAAATACAGTAAAATAGCAAGTAAAGCTAAAGACGTTGCAAAAAAAACAAAAGCATTTGCAAAAAAAAATAAAAAACCATTATTAGCTGGAGCAGCTGGAGCTGGTGCAGGAGCAGTAGGTGGATATGGTTCAGGTAAATCTAAAGCTAAAAAAGAAGCAAGAAAAGCAATAGCACAAATGTCTATATCAGACGCAGCAAATTCACTTGGAATTAAAAATGCAAGGGGTTTGTCTATTGAAGATAAAAGAAAAATAGCTAAAAGAGCTTCTGAAATGGTTAACAAAAGATTAAAACAAGCCAAAAAATTTTATAGCTAATAATGGAAAAAAAATTAGAACAACTAGCTAACGATCTTATGAGTTTATCTAAAGAAGATGCTCAAAGACTTCAAATAATTATTAAAGCTAAACTAATGCCTGAAGTTGAAAAACAAAGAGGTTTATTACAACAACAGCAAAATCCTGCTATGGCTCAAATGGGTAGACAACCAACACAAATGCCAAGAGTTGCTTCTCAAAGAGATATTAGAATGCAGGGTTTATTAAATAGATAGGATAAACTATGCCAATGGTAGGAAAAAAGAAGTTTGCATATACTAAGAAAGGCAAAGAAGCTGCTAAAAAATATGCTAAAAAAAAGAAAATGAAAGTTAAGAAAAAATACTAATGAAAAAAAAACCAAAGCTAGGATCTGGAAAAAGATTTAAACAATTATCTGCTAAGCTTAAAAAACAAGGAGTTAAAAATCCTAAAGCACTAGCAGCAGCTATTGGTAGAAAAAAATATGGCAAAGCTAAATTTCAAAAAATGGCTGCCAAAGGGAGAAAGAAATAATGGCTAAACAAAAATTTTACGCACCAACTAAATATTCAAAACCAAGAGCTATGCTTGGCAAAGCTAAAAAAATGATTGGTAAAGTTGGAAGATTAACAGGTGCTGGATTAGCTTTAACAGCTGCTGGTTATATTGCAGGTACAAGTAGCAGAAGATATAAAAAAGCTCCTAAACCAGGAGAGAATAGAGATCTAAGAGATATGATTTTAGATCAACCAAGCAAAAGGACTTATTACTTATAATGGCTACATTAGGTGGAAAAAGAGAAGGAGCAGGTAGACCAAAAGGATCTACTAAAAAAAAGAAGTGGAAGATGCTAGATGATCTAGCTCAAAAATATAATCATTCTCCACTTGACTATTTGCTTTCAATCCTTAATAATCCCATGTCATCACCAGAAAGAAAAATGATGGCAGCAGAAAAAGCTGCACCTTACGTTCATGCTAAACTTGCGACTACGACTACAAAATTAGGATCTGATGGCCCAATCAAAATCAACATCAAGTGGGGAGACGAAAACTAAGACTATTGCAATACCTTATAGTCCTAGACCATTACAACGAGAAGTACATAATAGTTTAAAAAGATTTAATGTACTTGTTTGTCATAGACGATTTGGAAAATCGGTATTAGCTATTAATCAACTGATTAAAACAGCTGTATCAAAACCAATGTCTAAATGTGCATTCGTAGCTCCGACATATAGGCAAGGTAAATCTATTGCTTGGGAATATTTAAAACAATATACCAAACCATTGATGTATCTTGGTGGAAGTAAAAACGAAACAGAATTAAAAATAGAATTGTTTAATGGATCAGCAATACAAATATTTGGAGCTGATCATCCAGACAGTTTGAGGGGTATGGGGTTTCATGGAGTTGTCCTGGACGAATATGCCATAATGGCTCCTCGAGTTTGGACAGAAATTATAAGACCTGCTATATCTGATCATCTTGGTTGGGTTATGTTTATTGGAACACCAATGGGCCATAATCAATTTTGGGAAGTATATGATTTTGCTTTAAGAGGTCATAAAGATTGGTTTGGTCAATTATATAGAGCTAGTGAAACTAAAGTTATTCCTGACGAAGAATTAAAACAAGCTCGGGATATAATGACAGAAGAACAGTTCCAACAGGAATTTGAATGTTCTTTTACAGCAGCAGTTTCAGGAGCTTATTTTGGTAAGCTAATTAGTAAAGCAGAAAAAGAAAAACGAATTGGTGAAGTGCCTGTTGATGAACATGTTGGAGTTGAGACGTGGTGGGATTTGGGCATAGGAGATTCAACTGCAATTTGGTTTGCACAAAGAGTTAATGACGAAATACATTTGATTGACTATTATGAAAACTCAGGTGAGAGTTTAGCACATTATGCAGATGTTCTTGATGAAAAGAACTATGCTTATGAAAGACATATTGCACCTCATGATATTCAAGCAAGAGAATTAGGAACTGGTAAATCAAGACTTGAAGTTGCTCAGGATCTAGGTATAGATTTTGAAGTAGCTCCAAAATTAGAAGTTGATCATGGTATCGAATCTGTTAGGAATGCTTTACCGAATTGTTGGTTTGATAGAGAAAAATGCAAATTAGGTTTGGATGCATTAAGACAATATCGAAAACAATGGGATGAGAAAAATCAAGTTTTTAAAAACAAACCTCTACATGATTGGTGCTCACATGCAGCTGACGCATTTAGATATGGATGCGTTCATGATCCTGTAGATACAACTGACTGGGATAGACCAATAGACGTAACAACTAAATATATTATATGAAAAAAACAGATAACGAAATTATATCCATTTTAAATAGAGAGATAAGAGCTTCATCAGGTTATATTGGTGGAGAAATAGTTTCTAAAAGAAGAAAATCATTAGAGTATTATCTTGGTAAACCATTTGGTAATGAAGTAGAAGGTAGATCACAAGTTATATCAACAGATGTTTCTGATACTGTTGAAAGCTTAATGCCTTCTTTAATGAAAATATTTACAGCTGGAGATAATGTATTTAGCTGTGAGCCTGTTGGCCCTGAAGATGAAGATATAGCTAAACAAGCTAGTGATTATATTAATCATGTATTCTATAAAGAGAATAAAGGCTTTGAAGCTTTATATACTGCGTTTAAAGATGCGTTAATTCAAAAGAATGGTATCTTAAAAGTTTATTGGGATGATTCTCAAAAGACTACTAGAGAAGAATACAAAAAGCTAACTGATGATGAATTTAATTTATTAGTTACAGATCCTGAAGTTAAAGTTTCACAACATACAGAATACGAAGAAGAATTTAAAGATGATAATGATAAGGTAATTGATACAATTACTTTTCATGATTGTGTAATTCATAAGACAGTTGGATATGGTCAAGTTAGAATTGAGCCTATTCCACCTGAAGAATTTTTAATTGAACGTAGAGCTAAGTCAATAGACTCAGCTAACTTTGTTTGTCATAGAGTTAATATGACTAAAACACAATTAATAGAAATGGGATATGATAGAGATGTTATTGAAAGTATGCCTGTTGGAGATCATGAATATTATTTAGAAGATAGACAAACTAGACACCAGGAGACAGATTTTTCAGCTCCACAAGATAGAGGTGATGAAACTACTGATGAAGTTTTAATTCATGAATGTTATGCAAGAATAGATATTGATGATGATGGTAAAGCAGAATTAGTTAAAATTTGTTTAGCTGGTAATGGATCTTATAAATTACTTGATGTTCAAGAAATAGATTCAATGCCATTTGTTTCTGTTACTCCAATTATCATGCCACACAGATTCTATGGTAGATCTGTTTCAGAATTAATTGAAGATATACAAATTATTAAATCTACTGTTATGAGACAAATGTTAGATAACATGTATCTAACTAACAATAACAGAATAGCTGTCCAGGATGGACAAGTAGCTATTGATGATCTTTTAACTAACAGACCTGGTGGAATTGTTAGAACTAAACAACCACCACAAAATGTTATGCAAGTCATGACAGCACAACCTATTACAGAACAAGCTTCTGGTTTATTAGGTTATTTAGATGCTGTTAGAGAAGCAAGATCAGGTGTTACTAAAACAGCTCAAGGATTAAATGCTGATGCATTAAATACTGATACAGCAACTGGTATGAACCAAGTCCTAACTCAATCTCAAATGAGAATGGAATTGATTGCTAGAATATTTGCTGAAACAGGTGTTAAAGATTTAGGTGCAAAAATATTTGAATTACTTTGTAAGTATCAACAAAAAGAAAAGCTTGTTAGAATTAGAGGTAAGTTTGTACCAATGACTCCTTTTGAATGGAGAGATAGAGTTAATATAAATGTAGAAGTAGGATTAGGTACAG